ACGAAGGTGTAAAGTTTTTGTCATGTTATTTCTCCTTATAAGCAAATATGACTGTGTGAGCCCGACTATCGGCACTCACATATATTTATTCTATCAGAAATACGTAAAAAAATATACTATTTAGGTCAAAATAGTTTTTTGGGAAGACTTTGATCACGCAAGTATTTCTGCCATCTACGTTTAGCTAAACCATTATCAACTTTACGCTGTATCGAAGGTTTAACATATTGTTCACGGTCACGCAACTCCTGCAAAAGATTTTGGTCAGTGATCTTCTTTTTGAATTTACGTAATGCTTTTTCAACGTTTCCGTCAGTAACAATAACTTGTCTTCCTTTAATACTCATACTAGTGATTTTGGTTCTAAAACTTGCTCCCTTGTTATATTTATCTCTTTAATAGTATTTTCTCTGTATTTTTTTGTATTAAACATATGAGGCATCAAAACCTTTTCTATTTCGGTGTGCAATCCACGTGCCCCTGTCTTTAGCTTTAAACAATTTTCAACCATTTGCTCTAATGCACTAGGAGTAAACATCAACTTAATATCATCAATACTCAATAGATATTTGTACTGTTCAATATAGTTGTTTTTAACTTCAGACAACACCCGCAATAATTCTTCTTTATTCAAATCTTTAATACTAACAGTAGTAGTGAATCGTCCAATAAATTCAGGAATCATTCCATATCTAGTTAAGTCATCGGGCGTGACTTCAGATAAATCTCCTTCTACTTTTTTATCTTTAATCTCTGCCCCAAATCCAATTGTTGTGCCGTTTTTACGATTAACGATTAAATCTTTTAACCCAACAAATGCGCCACCTGATATGAATAGAATGTTTTTTGTATCAATTGCCAGCATATCACCACCGGGGTGTTTCCTGCCACCGCCTGCTGGAATGCGACAAATAGTACCTTCTACTAATTTAAGTAATGCTTGTTGAACTCCCTCACCCGACACATCACGGGTAATACTTGCTGATTCACTTCTACGGGCAATCTTATCAATTTCATCAACAAACACAATGCCACGTTCTGCTAGTCTAGGATCACCACCAGCAGCATTAACCAACATACTAATCATTGATTCAACATCATCACCTACATAACCAGCTTCTGTCAAACTAGTAGCATCAGCAACAACAAAGGGCACTTTGAGATATTTTGCTACAGTCTTGGCAAGCAATGTTTTACCTGAACCAGTTGGTCCAATCAATAATACATTGCCCTTTTGAATATCTAAATCCTTTGATGGGTAGGTAATGCGTTTGTAGTGATTGGCGATAGCAACACTTAATACAGTTTTAGCATTATCTTGACCAACTACGTGAACATCTAAGTATTCTTTAATACTTGAAGGATCATACTTGATTTCTTCTTCTTTGGGTTTAGCGTCAACTACTAAACTTTCATCCTCAATAAGTTGAGTACATAGTTCAATACATTCGCTGCAAATTGCAACATCTTCGCCTACGATAAGTTTTTTAACTTTATCTTTATGTGTATTACAAAAAGAACAATAGATTAGTTTATTTTCTGAGGTCATATATTAATTTATCTTTTTGTAGTTTGTTGGTTATTTTTACCAACGACATGTACTCTCTGGTACCACAGACACTTGAATTTTATTCGCTTGTTGAACAACGTAGTTGTGACTTTGGTTAATTGTAGCACGTAGTACACCGGATTCAAATTCATTACCATAAAGTGTTAAAACTTTTGGTTCTCCAATTCCATAAAAACTTTTTTTACGACCGTTTACTGATTCAGGGACATAACAAGTCTGATACAACATTGAACCCGCACTATCTGAAATCTCTAGCATTATGCGAACCTCATTATTACCTAGCATTGCATCTTTGATTTTATTCAATGTGGGTACATCGTTGAACTTATAAAAATTTTTACTGCCAAATAATAAATCTTTAGGATTCTTTGCCATAATGATTACATTACTTGGGGCAAGATTTAGAAAGCCAATTAATCCAACCTTATCCTCAAGCAATGTCATAGCTTCATTCATTGATGAAATATAGTCATAGTTCCATTTTAATGAATACGGTACACTAATAACTGCATTGCGATAACTATCAACGCTTAATGTAAAGGGTTTTTGTTCAACAATAAAAGCATTCTTGGGATAGGTACTTAAAACCATATCAAGCATTCTATCACCCTTTTCTTTACTATCTACAAAGGTGTTTAGTGCAGCACTTGCTCGTTCACCATTGATTCCTTGAGTAGTTTGACCTGTATTAAGAACTTGATTAAGCAACTTACTTTCAGAGACTAATACATCCAGTGTGATTTTGATGGTAGAACCATTTTGATTAATATTAATGATTTTGAAATCATCAACAAATCCTGCGCTAAACAATGATATATTATCTTTGGTTAATTTATCATTAGTAGCTTGTCGCTCACTTAGAACAATTGCCCCTGCTTGTTGTTGTACGGCAGTACGGAAAGCATTTTCTTTTGCTTGCTCAATAGTAGTACCTTCACCAGAAACACGAATGTATTTGTTGTCGGCTGCTGCAATATTTGTAAACAAAAAACATGTTAGTAAACAAAGTAGTTGCAGCATGTTTAATTGCCGAATTTTTTACGCAATGTTTCAGCCGCACTTTCGCTATTTTTGTCCCAACGAATAGTAACTAATACTTCTTGATTGCCAACTACTTCTTCGTTGATTTTTATAAATCCCTTAAGGATAGCGTGTGAATTAGTACGAATGGTTTCAGTAAGGTTATGTACAGTTTCGTTATTGTTTTCACGCAAACTAATACTAGCAGCTTCCTTGTCAGACATTTCTACGGTCCTGCTATCATTGTTACCTGATTTAACTTTGTCACTTGCTTTTTCAAGATTCTTAGCAAGAGTAGAGGTTACTCTGTTAGTAGTAATATCTTTAGAAATGAATTCTGAAACATGAGCATTGGCTCGCATTTCGGCAACAATTAATGCAGTCTTACGATTGTTTGCAGTATTACCAAATGATGTGGCAGTTGCAGTAGATTCAATAGCAACAACTTCACATTCATTTTTGCTAAATATACGCCAGGTGCAACTAGTTTCAATTTTGATTTTTTCCCTAGTGAATGATGTGGCAAGTTTCTGATTTTTTACAGGACCTTCCCCTTCTTTTGTTGAGGCACAGCCAGTAAGTACGATAGCAATCGCAATAGCTGCAAGTTTAAGTTTCATGGATGACTCCAAGTAGTTGTTAATAATAGTATTATATATTAAATTGGAATTAATTTCAAGACTTTTTGGTCAAGTATTCTTCAATTTGTTGTTTTTCGGATTCGGACAATAACTCAATATCATATTCACCGCTTTCAATTTTTTGAACCAAATACTTGATGTATTCTTGATCGTACAGATAACTAGTTGATTGTTCTTTGTTAATAACAATCCATCTAGTGCCATCAAATTTATAAACCTTATTGGGTAAGGAATCCACACGTACAAAAGTATCACCTTTACTCGCAATAACTGGAAATGTTGTTCCAAAACTTGTTTTAGTTTCTCTGCCCAAAACAATATCGGGGCGCATACCCAATAATACATCTTTATGCATATGTTTACCGTCAAACATTACATAACCACCATCTAATTCCTGATAAGGAATAGTGTTAGCTGTAATTTGATCAGGTAATTCAATTTTGGGTACCTTAAAGTCGGGACCAGTTTGTATCCATTTTCCATCAACTTTAATTCCCTCAAAGTTTGGTGCATCTTCAACAATAGGTCTAGTTGGTATATAAGTAATTTCAATAGGTTCTACATCCATTGTATTGTCTGCTACATCACACTCTTTATTTGGACAGAACGGACCAATACCGGGAGCAATAATTAAAGGTGTACCACACTTATAGCAAGGTGCTAATGTAGTATCACTTAATTCTGGTTTATATACTAGAGGACCAACTGATTCAACTCCGGGCGGTGTATGACTACCCCGCGGGGCGAATAAGTATGGATGATCTTTAATATCAAATTCTTTTTCTGGCTGTTCTTTAATTTGGGTTATCTGATCATCAGTTAGCGGACCATCATCTGGTTCGTATTCTGGGTCTGGCTCAGGCTTTTTGTAACCAGCTTCTGAAATCTTTTCTGTTTCTTCTACTACTGGTTCTTCTTTATCCCAGTCTTTACTTGCATTAGCTGCTAGTACAAGTGCAATAGCAAGTGGGTCAAATACAATGACAAGTAAAATAATAACCCAACGTACTGCACGTTCTAAAATGTTAGCATCAGGGTTATCCCCATATAGTAATGCTGCTATATATTTTATCGGCCCAACCTCTGCTTCCACTTTTCGTACTTCGGCGGCAATAGGCGCACGGGCATCGTTAAGTTCTGCGATAGACTTCTGCGACTGTAATATTTCATTTTGAAGGCGAGTACGTTCTTTCTGCTGGGACTTACGCATAGCCACAGCTTTCTCGGCACCCCTTTCATCTGTTGAGCGGCCCAATACTTGGTCCACTCCCTCATCCATCTGTTTAAGTGCCTTACGGTTTGCTTCAATATTTTCTTTTTCGGTTTTAATTTTTTCATCATATATTGCTATCTTAGATTGTACATCACCTGATGTAACACCTTGATCCATGTGTGCTTTACTTAAGAAGCCAAATATACCCATACTTGTAATTAATGCAATAGCTATTACAGCTGGCACTAAGTATAGTTTGAGTAGTAATCCAGCACGATGCCAATACTTACGCAACCAAACAGTTGCAGTAATCTTAGCGAGTTCAAGTGCTGAACCCATAATGATTACTGGGACAACGGCCCCGGCAAAGATAGTAGTTAAACCAATAATACTATACCATGCAGCGATAGCACTAAGGGTTAATGCTACTAATAAGGTGAGGTTGGAAAAACTAAATATTCTTTTAAGCATTTTGTATTTAGTCTAAAATAGACCACCTAAATAGTCATTCAAATAACTGACCGTAGATATCAATAAATTGTTCTAAATTTAGTATTAATTTTTGCGGGATGCCTGGACCTTGATAAGCCAAATAAGTAACACTAGCACCACCACGATGTTCATCTACTTCTCTTACTTGAATTATCTCTATTCTGTTTCCATCTTCAAATGTATATGATCTACCTACTAAAGGATGTGTCATATCGCATAACCAAGCACTTGATAGATCAATTGATCTAATTCGGTTTGATAATCGTGATTACCTAGTCTACGCTTTAACCAAATTGTTTCTAACAATTCTTTAGCATTTGAAGGCATTTCCCCACGGAATTTTAATTCATCAAGTAGATCCTTAGTATCAAACTCACCAAGATCAACATCTACTTCTGCGGTAATATATGGCATATCAATCTTTATTTCTTGTTGTGATAAACATCAAACTGTGACCACTGGCCGCGCCAGTTATTATGCTCACTATCCATACCATAGTCATCAAGTTCGCCGCCATTGTATATCAAACGATTTACAATTGAACTACCCTGAACATCCCATGTTGTATATTTTAGTTTGCGAGGATCAAACTCTTCACCTTCAGTTTCAATAGTAGTTTGAATACAACTACCCTTGCCACCTTGAGTCCACATTACAAAGTAACCTTTACCCAAATATTCTGGATATAGTTCTTCTACTTCTTCTGTAGCATCCCAACGACTATCATTATCTCCGTGTGCTTCACCAATAAAACCATCTAAGGTGCCGTCATAAATTTCTTCACCACTTTCATCAGTGATAGTCATATGAGTGTCATCTTCATCAAAGCCCCAGAATGAATGAACGTCTTGGTACTCATAGTAAGCACTATCAAATTGTGCTTTCTTTGGTGTTTCATTCTCGTCATAATCATATGACTCATTCATGGCATCGGACAGATCATCTTCGTGATCCTCGTGACTCCAATATTCGTATTGTTGTTTACTGATCTTACCTACACCAATCTCACGGGTACGACCCCAGATACGAATAGTATATTCACCTGCAGGATAATTTGGTAGTACAGGTGATTTTTCCGTTACTGTTTCTTTGTCAAAGGGCCGGTTAGCTACTTGTTCATTTACAAGTGCTGCTAATTGTGCTTTCATTTCTTCATCACTAGGCGGAGTACCGACGTTTTCATCGTCATCCTCTTCTTCCTCAGTCGTAGCCCACTTAGCTTTGTTGGCAGCATCCTTTGCGGCTTCTGCAACTCCAATTTCAGTTAGTTCAACCACGCTATCACACATTGGACAAAGTTTAATTGGCTCATCTATCTCGTTACCATCTTTATCTTCCCAAGACCATGCTGAATCATAAGATGCACCGGACCATTTACACTTGGTACACTTGTGAGTAATAGGTGCTACATAGTCTTGGTGTACTTCCCAATTTTCTGCCTTATAAGTAACTTCGTACCCACCCTTGCGGTCAGTCCACCAATCATCTTCGTTGAGATAATCCCATTCAATTTCAACATCGTTATCCTGGGCTTCGTCGAGTACATCTTCAACATCTTCCTCACCTGATTCTAGTTGAGCAAGTTTTGCTGCAATAGCATCTTCATCCAACTCAGGATAAATTTCACTTAACAGGTCTGCATCAATGTCAAGACCATAACGTTTCTCTACTTGATGCCATTCACTTTTAACTACTGATACCATGATTTACTCCAAAGAAATTCTTAATTGACTTTCGTTATAGATGTGCAATGCACCTGCTACTTCTGGAGTAGTACATTCTACAACAACTCTGCGTTGACCAGCAAGTGTATCAAATACTGATACAACTATACCGGGCCATTTGTAACCACTAACCTTTTCTACTTTATCACCTACTGCTAATAATGCCATTGTTATACTCCTAATGCATTAGTATATCACTTATCATCACGAAATCTAACAAATCTGGGGAAACGCAAACTGTAAGTACCGTCTTGATTTTGAGTAATTACATCACACAATATTTCACAAGTTTTACCGATAACCATATTCCTGTCACGCCATAGATTATCTCTGTCAGTATCACTAAAGCCACTACCAACATTGACTGTAATGAACTTAGAATCATCTTCACCAGAACAAACCAGTGCCCCGAGTCGTCCTTTGTTCCTACCAGTACCTTCTTCAACACCAATGACCTCTAAGTCTACTGTAATCGTGGGTTTCCATTTCATCCAATCCGTACTACGCTTACAGATATAAGGTGCTTCCATTTCTTTAATCATAATCCCTTCAAATCCGGCATTAACATTATCCTTAGCATAACGTTCAAGTTGATCCTTACCTGCGGCTGTATCTAAGTCAACCATAATGTGTGGCAAGAGTTCAACGTTAGGCATAGTATCAATTACGGGACGCATATCATCAAGAATTCTAATGCGTTTTTCTAGTTGTTTATTCCAATGTCCTTCACGGAAAGCCTCTAGTGGCAAAATGTCAAACACATTGTAGACACTATCCTCTGCTTGCACACCAGTCTTACGGCGTGCTTGTCGCATCAGTTCTTGGAAACTATTACCAATCACTTCACCGTCAAGTACAAAACCCATACTTAAATTACTAGTTGCGGCTTTGCGAACCAGTTTAAGCCAATTATCACGAATCTGATCTTCAATATGAGTGAAGTTTTCAAAAGTTTTACCGTTACGACTAAAACAGATTGTAGTCAAGCCTTCACTAGCACCTGGGATAACCATCAATAACATACGAACACCATCTAGTTTGGGTTCAAGACGTTTGATGCCCTTCATCTCAGGACGACCTTCACTATTAGCTGCTAGTTGACAACTAAAGATTGGGATTTCATATTCAGTCTTTTTACAAATTTTGTTGATAGTAGTACTAGAGATACCTACACGAAGGTCTCTACGTAATACAGGAGCAAGGAATGTATTCCATTCATCACTATCAAACCGTTCAGACAAACTCTGTACTGCATCACGGGCAGCATGACCAGTTAACTTACGTTGGCTAAGTTGATTCATCAGATCATTGAAGTCATCCCAAGGATTTTCTGCATTAATAATTCCAATAGTATTGGGAATTTGTTTAACACCAAAAACTATATATGGGTTATAACAAACTTTAGCTAAAGCTAAAAAATTGATAGCGTTTGTGCTACCTAGTGTAGCAGCCTCCAATGCCTGTAACAATACATCTTCTTTGTAAAGACGGCTATCCGATTCGTTTAATTTTGTTATCCATGAAGCTGACATTATTTTTCCTATTTAAATTTTTAGTTTGTTACGTGAAGTAGCCTCTACTGCCCTAGATTTACATTCATCTACTACTTCAGTAGGCACATTTTCATAATTACTAAGACTAGCGCATTCATATTCAATTATCACTGAGTTTGGATCGTCGGGTTTCATGCATTCTGGATCGACTTTAAGCCAACATAATGCAACACCCAATCCCAATATACATATGATAACATTTTTAATCATTTTTACACTAATGCAATTTTTTCTTCCTTCAAGATTTTAACCAATTGACGATTGCGTTCATCTTGTTCTTTGCGCTTACGCTTGTCATCCAACTTCTTGTCAATTACCATACTGTCATAGTCACGTGCCCACATCACACCCTGCATCCAACTGGCAGCACTTTCTAGTGTACCAGCAAACAATTGTGCATCACGGCAATAGATAGGCAATGCATCACTATCTTTGGGAATCAATGCTACGTTGACACCAAAGCTATCATCATGCTTATATGCAGCAAACTTAAGCCCAAGTTTATCTGCTCGTTCTTCTAGATTACGAACTTGTTGAATTTGATTCCAGCCACTCATATTATGCTTTCAGTGTTTTCCAAATATATTCTTTTTCAAACTTATCAACCCACTTGGTTCTGATATTATTAGTATCACGCAGCCAATCTCCTATATTTTCTTCACATCCCCAACTGCTAGTTGGAACTTCTGCCTCAGTAACCAACCAGTTAACAATCTCATAGATAACATGTTTATTGGCATGATCTGCACTATTTACTGCACCATACAAATTGTTAGTGAGGATACTTGTAAGAAAACCTCCTGGTTGATAACCTTTAAGAAAATAATCATCCACTGCTCCCATCGTATGTGCAGGAATAGCCAAAGCACCTAGTAGGCGACCCTTCTCATCACGACCCGGAAACAATGACAATTTGTTAATCATTTCAACTTATTATTGATTGACTTGTTCTTGTACAATGGCTTTTGTTTTGTTCACACCATTGTCAAGTAGTTTAGCAATGCCACCAAAGCCTACTGTAGCGACTACGATTCCAAACAACGTTCCTAAAATAAAGTTTTTCATTTTGATCCCGGTTTAATCCATGTTGACATTACATCGGTTCCGTGTTTTACATCTTCCCCGATACCCCTGACTGCTCCCGCTACTGTACTACAT